GTACCCTCGAGCCTAACCGTGCCGCGCGCGTCTATCTCCAGCTCGCCCGGCATCTCGGCAAGCAGCACCCGCTCGTGTGTCGTGAGTTCCAGCAGACGCTGCCGAGCAAGGCTTTGTGCCACGTCGGGCGCAAGCCCGGGCAACACGAAGTGAAACTGCTGCATCGCTCCTTGTGTTCCGAGGCCCGACGAGTTCGCCGTATAAGCGAATGCCTGCGCCGAGCGACTGCTCCAGCTCTTCACCGTGACCGCCAGATTGCGGGCCAGCGTGTGTGCCCGCTCCAGCCGCAGCGAGACAAGGTTAGCGGGTCCGTCCGACGTCGGGACAAGCCTCAACACCGCCTGGGGCAGCACGACTGTGGATCGCGGCTGGAAAAACAGTGTACTGCCGCGGACCCAGGCATCAAAGCTCTCGCGCTCGGCCAGGCCGACCAGGAGATCCCATTCAGTGGTGGCGCGGCTGAACTGATCGAGCGTGATATGATCGTGCTCGAGCTGCCAGTATCGGCCGACCGGAGTCGTTGTCGGCTGCACCACCGCGGCTAAGCCGTGGCGCAAGGCGAGCAATCCCGCAATCTCGCTCGACGTTCGGTTGGCGAACGTTTCCTGCGTGCGGGCCTCGATGAGTGCGGCCGAACGGTCGCGACCCGTCAAGCGCACAGTACCACGGACAAGATCCAGCTCGACATGGTCAACGAGACCCTCGATCAGGCTAACAAAGCCCAGCCCGGCATCAATCTGCACTTCGATCTCGACATTTGTGGCCTCTGCCCAGAACCCCGCCGAGAATACAGGGTCGGCGCCGGTCGCCACGCGAACCGAGAAAGTGTCGCAACCGTGCCAGCCGATGCCGGTCACGGACGCAGCCTGGGCACCCAGCACCGGAGCACCGTTCGCCAGCACCAGCAGGCGTGGCGCACGAAACGTATCACTGCTGAGCAATGCCACCTCCGGCACTGTTGTCGGGGGCTGGAATATCCAACGTGACGACACCGACGAGAACCGGATCGGACAGGCGGTTTAACTGCGCGATGCGCAGCCATTGCGTGGCGTCACCCAGCAATCGAGCAGCCAGTTGAAAAAGGTTGCCGCCAACTACCGTGACTTGCTGCATTGGCTAGCCTCCGGAGTTGGCAAGATTGGCCTGCGCGCGCAGCACATAGCTTCGCGCGGCGGCGAACTGAGCGGATTGCTGGGCGGCGGAAGCCAGTACGGGGAAGTCGGCCGTGCTTCCCAGCGTGACTCCGCTCGCGTCCAAACCCTCGGCAATAGCTGCGGTCGCCGCGGCTATTGCGGCGGTGGCGTTCGCGTTGGCCGTACTGCCCAAGACAAGCGCGGTCGGCGCGTTGACGGCGGCAGTTACCGACCCGAGCCCAAATCCTGACAATGCCGTAGCTGCCCCGAGATCAGCGAGTAAGCCGAGGAGGAGCGAAGGTGCGGCTTCGGTCGGGACAAACGTATTGTCAGTCAGTACGGTGCAAGAGATTCGGTATGGAATCCAGTTCGTACGCTCGTAGCGTGCCGCAAATTCAGCAACGATAACGGTGTACGAGAAATCATCCCACAGGGCGGCCCAGGCCTGACCCTCGGTCCGCATCAGATCGAGCGTGCGCGCTCGAGCCGTTGCGTCGGGCCCGGTAAAGATGCCGCTCCAACTAAGCGGAGCATCGTCGCGACCGATGGCATCGATCACGCGAGCACCGCCCGGTAGCTGATGGACAGCAAGTCGCTGGCGGCCGCCGAAGACGATTCGGGCGGGCAGCTCGAAATCGGTGAACGTAATCGGACCCAGTGTCAGGCTCGGCATTGCGTCAGTGTCCTTGCAGTGCGCCGGGCCAGCGGGGAGCCAGTCGCGAATCGACGGCCGTACTGCCACGGGCAGGCCCGCTGATCGCTCGGGCCAACATGTCAGATATCCAGCGGCCGACACGGACGCCGTCGAGGTAGACGTCGCCCTGGATTGTCGTGACGGCCTGCGGTCCCGTCGCGGCCGACGCACCCTCCGAAGCTGGTCGCCACTCGTCGCGTTGGCCGAAGCGCGATCCGACCGGCGCAGCCCGGTTACCGCTCGTAAGCGACAAATCACCGGAAGCCGTGCCAGACGTTGCAAACGGGAGTGGCAGGTATGGAGCGGTGGACGTCGGCGTCGTGACTGGCGCATCGACGGGAGCCACCGGCTGCACAGGGATCGCAGCGGCATGCACAGGCAGAGACGCTGGCATGGGCGGCGCGCTCTCCCACTCTCGCAAGGACGCCTCGGCGACTAGAGAGGTCGCAGACGTCGGTGCGGGAGCCAGCGCGGGCGACGGTGACGCAATTGGCGGATCTCCTACGAGCGGCGCGTCTGACCGTGGCTCCGCCTCCGCCGACGCCTTCAGCTCCAGGGACGCCATCCGGGAGCGCGACTCTGAATGCGCAGGCAACGCGGCAGTCGGCGCAGCCGTGATTGCAAGCGGCACCGGCATTACCGGAACGGGCGCCCCGTGCCCTGCTCCCTCTAGGCGCTTCGGCAACTCAGGTGCAGGCGCAGCCGCAGGATCGGAGGCCCGCGGCGCGGGCGTCATCGCCCGTAAGCTGCCAAACCCTTGCTCCACGACCCGGCTGAGCAGCGCGATTTGATCGGCCGCTGCAGTGACGGCGCTCTCCACGTCGGCCATCAGTAGAGCGTATCCGAGTTGAGCGGCGTCCTCTTCGTCGGGCGGAGTGGCGGCACCAACGTCGCTCATCACGCCTCCTCCCAGCGCATTGACTTGAAGTCGAACCGGCGTCCGTCCAGTAGCCCGAGAGCGATCACCCAGGCCGTGCGCTCGTCAGGTGCCAGCGAGAAGGCAACGTCGAACGGCACCCCGTTCCGGATAAGGAACAGGCTATCCACCAGATCGGGGTGCCGGCTTAGTTTTTTACGTGGATCGCCGGGCCCGCAGATGGCAACTTATCCAAGCCGGTCGAGACTGCGGCCAGTCCTGGGTCATCGAGGCGCGATACCAGCGCTTCAACCTGCGCCTCATTAGCTGGCGCAGGGATCGGTACGTCATCAATTGCCGAGACGCTGAAGGCGAGTGTGGCTAGGCCCATCCACCCCGGGTTACCCGCCAACGTCGTTCCCGCCGCCTTGAAGATGCGCAAGCGGTCCAGCGCTCCCAACCGCCGCAGCTGCAGACGTCGTCCGAGCGCGTCGACCACTTCGGTGGTCGTCTGCGCCTCGGAAAGGATCCGGGCCGAGGGTGTCTGCATCACAGCCGGGTCCGCTGCGAAGCGAAGAACTCCAGCCGCTGCTTCACGCTTGCATCCCCGCGCCAGACACCGGCATGAGCCAGTTTGAAGACCACGCTTTGAAACTGATATGTCGACGTGCTGCCGTCCGTCTCGTTCACATACTGATAAAGCGTCGACTGGCTCAGCGCGGCACCGGCGTAAAAGCCTGACTCTAGCTGGGCAATGAAGTCTTCCACGACAGATGATCCGCGCTCCAGTTCAAAGCTGCCGTCCCATCCCTTCGGGAGCTCGGCCGCGAGCTGCACGCCGTCGATACGGCTGACCCGAATCGGCGAGGTCATTTGTCGGCTCTCGAATGCCGTTACGTGGCTGAGATCGACCCGACCGTTCGGTCCGATGACAACGAGCTGGCAATCGCGGCCGACCGAGAAGGTGTTTGTGGTGCCCGACATCGCGTGTGTCCCTTACGCCGACAGCGAGCCGGGGGTGCCCGGCAAGGTTTGATGCTGTACCTGCACGGTCTGTCCGCCCTCCATGTTGACGATGAACTTCTCGTTGATCGCTTGATAGCGGACCTGCGCGTCCGACTGCACGTAGCCGAGCCCCGTGCGATTTGGTGGATTGTTGGATGCGTCGCAGATAACGCTGAAAGGTGTCGTGCCGTCAGTGCTGCCGAGAAGTCCTTGCTGCAGCATCGCCTGCAGGAAACTAAGCTGCGTGGCGCGGATGCGCCGGAACAGGCTGGCGTTGATGACCTCGCCCACGTATTGACCCATGCCGGAAGCCAGCGTCGCGGCTATGTAATTCGTCATTCGCGTGTAGTTGTCGCCATCTATGGCGGCGTTG